GCACCACGGCGAAAAGCCGACCCGCTCCGGCGTCGCGACATCCTGCGTCTTCGCATGACAGCACCTCACTTTCAACTCCTTCATACAGCAATTCCAGAGGAACCACAAGGGGCTGAGATTAAAAAGACCGACACCCCCAACGGGGAGTGTCAGTAAGCACAGTTAACATCAAGTAGAAGGGAACTGTGCAAAAGAAAACCCCCCCTGAGTGAAGGCTCTCAGGGGGGGCCGATCCGGACCGCATCACCTCCGGGGTGAGCAGGAGGCGGGATCTCCGGATCTACTCCGTGGGGGTCGGCTGGGGAGGGTCGGGCGGCGGATCTTCGACAACCGCCTGGGGGTCGACTCCAGGCTCGGCCTTCGGATCGAGCCCCAGCTCCCGGAGCTCGTCGAGACCTTCCGGAGTGTTGACCAGGTCGACGAACACGCCGACATCGTTGCGGCACCGATCACGGACCGCAGCCGGCAGAGCGTAAAAATCGCTCTCCGCCGACCGAACACGCTCCAGCATGGCGTGATAGTCCAGGCCAGCCGAGAAATCGCCGTACAGAGGCGCGTCCGTCCTCTGAGGCAGCTGCCCGTGCGCCACGTAGCGGGAAACGATGTGGTTGATGTCCGAATCCTGGGCCTCTGCCTGCTTCGTCATCACACGCCCACCTGATCGGTGGATCTTGGGGATCCGGGGTCGAGGTAGCACTTCTTCCATGACAGCTCCTATCGGAAAAGGGCGCCCGCCGAGCGGCCGCCACGAATGAAATTCTGCACGGCTCCACTCAGAGCACGAGCCGACGACGCCGGACCCTGCACACGATTCAGCCGGCGCATCGTGCGGCCCCATTCGGACCGATCGATCTGCGCCTCCGTCAGCGCGCCGGGAAGCTGCGCCTCCGAAAGCTGATTCCGAATGATCTGACCAATGGCCTCGTACTCCGTCCTCGAGGCCAGGGCCCGCGCGGTGAACATCTCGGCCTCAGCGGCCTTGACCTGGTAGTCCTGAACCCGAGCCGCCTTCCGCGCCGTGATGGCTTCCGAAATCGAACGCGTAAAATTCGGCGCCGAGATCTGCTGCGCCTGCGGGACCGGACCACCAGAACCAACACCGCCGCCACGCCCGAAGGCGTAAATCGGATTGATCCCGGCGGCGTTCAGACCGCGAACCTGCCAACTCGGGCCCTCGAGCATGAGCTTCTTCTGCCACTTCCGGGCGGCGGAGGCGGACTGAGCGGACTGCCCCCACTGGAGAGCTCCGCTCAGCAAACCGCCTGCAGCGCCGCCAAGGGCTGCGCCCCACATCAGAAGTGATCCACGAGGCCCGGCACCGAGAACGTAGGCATCGGACGCGCACACTTGAATTCGAAATAGAAATCGCCGAAATACTGCGTCGCCGTCCCGAACACCTGCGTGCGCTCGATCGGCGGATCGTCCTCGATGAAAACGTCGTTGAGCACCGGCAACGCCGAGAACTCCAGGCCGTAATGCCACGCGTCCAGCGGAGTCCCCGCTTGCGACCGCATCCGGCCGGACGTGCGCGACGGCTTGTAGCGGTACTCCGCCCAGCGCTCCTGATAGCCGAAGACCAGGTCGTCATTCGCGTCGCCCTGGGCGTAGATCTCCTTGTTCAGCACCGCCTGCTCACCCAGGTGAGCGAACGCCGGCCAATAGAAATCGAACCGCGTACGCCGCGAGAACATCCGATCCAGACCCTGCTGGTAGGTCAGCTCCGCACGAACGTTCACCAGACCGATGACGACGCAGTGTTCCACGAACGACTTGAAAAAACCGACGCCGGACGCCTGCGCCAGGCCGAAGCCACCGAGATCACCGAGCAGCTGCCCGTTGCCCTGGTCGCGATACGTAGACGGAACCGCCTGGATGTTGATCGGCACCGATCCACCGCCCAGGTACTCCGGCCGCTGCAACCGCTGGTCCGGCGACACCACACCGAAATGAGAGCGAACGATTTCGGTGTAACGCGAGCCACCACGCGCGTCTCGCTCCAGCAACTTCTGGATTTGAAACGCCTCGCGAATCTCGTTGATCGACGCCGCCGTCGCGGCCGAGAGATCCGTCTCGAGCATCGGATCCGACCATTCCAACGGCTGATCGCCCGTCGGATCCGAATCGAACCGGAGCTCGTTCGGCGAACCGTCCGCGACCGTCACCGTGTCGGTCAACGCGCCAGCCGTGAACTCCGGAATCCCGGTTCCCGCTGAAACCACCGGAGCCGTCGCGCCCAGCGGTGACTGCACCTCCGTTCCCTTCTGCCGGAACGGAAGGCATGAGGTGAAGTAGTCGTGCCGCTTGCCACGACGCCGCAGCACGTAGTCGCCCGGAGTGTCCGGGCCGTCGTCGAGATCCACGACCGCGGAATCCTGCAAATTTTCGTCCCGGAACCAGGAGTTGAATATCGCGTTGTAAGCTCGATGCCACATCGAACTGAATTGCAGGTCCGCGATCCCCGGCGGAATGCCGAGGTAATCCGACAGCGACTGCTCCGCGACGGTCTCGGTCATGATCGGAACGAGAAAATCCGTCGAATCGCCGGGGTCCTCCTGCGCGCCGTTGAACTTCTCCCAGTTCGACCACAGCAGCCGGTTCGGCACGGCGAAGAAGAAAAAGTCCAGGTACGCGTTGTCGAGCACCGGATAGAGCGGCGTCGCCGCTCGAATGAACGACGCCATCTTCATCGACATCGTATCCCCGGGCAACGCCTCGTCCACGAACACCGGCACCAGGTAGCCCGAACTGAACTCCGTCTTGAGACCGCACGAACGATTGAACACCGAGCGCGGAATCTGCGCGCTCGGAACCTGCGCAAAATTGTGTTGCGACCGCGTCACGCCGCGAGCCGCACGACCCTTGCCGTAGTTCATTTCTGCTCCTCGTTACATTCCGAATCCAGCACCGCCGTGTCGCCCCAGAGGACGTCGTGCGTCGCCTTCGCGCGAGACTGCACCGGCGACACGGCACAACCACTGTAGAAAACCACTAGCAAAGCCAGAATCAACTCTTTCACTTGACCACCTCGAGACCACGCGACACGAACTCGAGAGCCGTTCCCAGCGAACGCTTCGATTCGTGCGCTTCGAAAGAACCCTCTGCGGGGTCCCAGTCGCCCAGCTCGAACAGCGTGAAATCCTCCGGATGCCGAGCGAACATCTGATTCTCATCCTTGCACGCCGACTCGAAAGCCCTCATTCCGGTTGCCGTCGTAGGGGAAAAAAAAGGCTGCAAAAAAGCACTGGCCTTCGAATCGAATACTGCGAAAATCTTGAACATGATAAAAGCATTGCCTCCAGAAAACAACGAATTAAAGCCTACGCTCCATGCCGCTCAACCGAGCAGCAGCCACCTTTTCCCGAACCGACAACCTCTCGGGCGTCAAGTCATCGGCGTGAACACCAACAGCACGTCGACGCTTCCGCTTCAACTCCGACAACTCAGCATCCGGCAGCTTGGAATCATAGAACCGAGGAGGCCGGAACTTCCGCCCTCCATGAACCACCTCATCAGAAGGAAACACATCGCCCTTGAACTTCTCCAGCCAACGCGCCCCGATCCCGGGGCGGCGACTCATCGTCGTGTACTCAGGGCGAACTTTCCAGACCTCACCAGTCTCACCGTCGATCCGCCGATAGTGCTCCTCGGCCAGGTCGCCGGTGACCTTCTTGATCACGTAGCGCGCCACGTATGCCGCGCTCTCGTAAGAAACGTCACCGACGGTGACGTTACCGAGGCCCCACACGGACTCCAGCTCATTCGACGAGTAGATCGTCTTGCCGTTCTTCTTCTCGACGGGATACCGATCGTCGAAGTCCATTCCGAACAGCAGCGCGTGATAGTGGGGCCTCAAATTCTCAGACCCGTATTCACCACAATGAAAAAAGCGGAAGCGACCTTTCCGCTTCCGCAACCGCTTCGCGAACTTCTGCCAGTCGCGCACATCAAGCCCGAGATCCTCGGGCAGGTGCTCCTGGTCGTAGGTCAGCGTAATGAACGCATTCTTCCGATGAAGCTGCGATTCGTGAACACACCGCAGCGCCCACTGGCGGGACCGCTCCCAGCGACAGCCGATGCACTGACCGCACGGGAGATTCAACGGCCGATCCTGATAGCCGCGTTTCGAATCGAACGCGATACCGCCACCGGGCGCTCGATAGGCCTTGAGCGGCGTGTAACACGGCATTAGAGCCGGAACCCGCCTCGCATCGGCCGACGGGACACGTTCTTCTTGCGAACCCGAGCACCACGGCGAAAAGCCGACCCGCTCCGGCGTCGCGACATCCTGCGTCTTCGCATGACAGCACCTCACTTTCGACTCCTTCATACAGCAATTCCAGAGGAACCACAACGGGCTGAGATTAAAAAGACCGACACCCCCAACAGAGGGTGTCAGTCAGCACAGTTAACATCAAGTAGAAGGGAACTGTGCGAAAAAAAACCCCCCCCGAGTGAAGGCTCTCGGGGGGG